GCGCTGCTTATGACGGCCAGCGACAATATGACGGCCGCCCTGCACAGGCTGCCGGCCAGCACGTGGAAAAACCGGGACTTCGGACGAGTCCGGGACGAGCTGGACAAGGTTCTGCTGAATTTCAACATGGAATACGCACAGCTGCTGGGCCCGTCGCTGGACCAGAGCGCACAGGCGGGCGTTCGAAACGTATTGCTACCATTTACCAATAACGTGAGATTTGCAACCGCACAGACGGCCTCGTATTTCAACCCCGTATTTATGGACCCGTTCACAAGCGCCGTATTCGATTTGAGCCTGACGCAGATCGTGAGCGTAACAGAGGAGGCAGCGGCCGAGATTTATGAGCTGGTAAAGCTGGCGATGATCCAGCAGACGGGAGCCCCGGACGCGATAGTTAAGATCAGCAAGATTATGCGCGGGACGCTGGAGGGACAGGCCGGGGGAATCCGGAACGTCAACTCGGCCGCGTGGAGAATCTTCAGAACCGAGACCATGAAAATAAATAACTTTGCTTTGCACCTGCAATCACTTCAGGTCGCCCAAATTATACCCGGGGCGGAAAAGACATGGCATCACGGAATGATGTTCGGAGCCGGACAGACACCCAGGCCCGGGCACGTGATGCTGGACGGAACGAGCGTGGCGATGGGCGACGCTTTTGAAAACCCGGAAACCAAAGCGCTGCTACTGTACCCGGGGGATCCGGACGCAGACGCTGGCGAAGTGATTCATTGCGGATGTACGCACAGCCTAAAAATGCCGAGCGAGATTGACCTTGCCAGTAATCCATATTTTAATACTGAGGATTCGTTCGCGGAGAACGACCTCCTTGCCGCAAACTGTTGACCGGAGGAAAATACGATGGCTAAGAAGAAAGAGGAAAAACGGAAATGCAAACGCATTTTTGAAGCGAGCGGAAATCAGTGCACCCGTAATGCGCTGCCCGATGGGGAATTTTGCCAGAGATGCCAGACCACGATCAAGAAAAACCCCGCGCCCGCCGTGGAAGAGTGGACGCTGAATGTTTCGAAGCCTGCATTTATCGATCAGATGCGGGGGATGGGGATAACTGACGACCTGGAATCTATGGACCAAACGGAGCTGCTCCAACTCTATAGCGAATTCGATTCCACGAAAATCAAGCCGGAACCTGAACCGGAGCCCGAGCAGCTGGAGCTGCCGGAAGTCACGGCCGGGAAATCGATGCTTGACAAGTGGGACGATATCGGGCATAAGAAAAATCTGGCAAAAGCCGCCTCGCCCGGCAAGGGCGGCGGCCGCCGGTTCTGGATGAAGCCCAAGGATCCGCGGACGATCGCCAAGCGCGAAATCTCGCGCATGAAACTGACGGCGGTCACGATCACAATCTATTGCATCTACGGTCCGAAGTGGACGTGGAAGCGAGGAGAAATTATCTGATGCATATCAAGAAAATCGGCGGCAAATTTTGTGTGTTAAGCGAATCAGGAAAAACCCTCGGAAGCTATGCCACAAAGGCAGAGGCCGAGAAGGCAAAGCGCATAGAAGAGGTTGCCGGTCAAGGCCAGGGAGTCGGCGGGCCCAAACAGAATGATGGCGGTGTCGATACCTGCGTATGCATTACCTGTGGAGCAACGGCAGCGCATGAAAAGGGAACGCCGTGCGTCGAAACCGCGTGCCCGTCATGCGGAGGGAAAATGATTGGCCAGACAAAAGAAGCAATCGATTTCCTCAAGATAAAAGAAGAGGCCGGAGACGTCGAGGGCGGCATTGAAAAAATGCTCAAGACCCTGCTCGTAAAGGACTATGGCCTGAGCAAGTCCGACGCCGCGAAGATCGTCAAAACCGGATTCGATACCGAAGAAACCCTGGAGCTGATGAAGCAGATGAAAATGGCGCCGAAGCTGCAGAGCGAATACCTCGGGCTGGTCACCATGTGGAAATCAGATATCCAATGGGGCCAGCAAGTCGACGGCCAGCAGCTGGAGCTGATGGCCAAAGAATCAAAAGGGTATTTCCCGCTCGAGCTTTGCGAGGCGCAGCCGGATCCGTCGGGAGATATCTGGCGGGTGGTTCTGATCGAAAAAGGGCAGAGCCATAACGACACCATATATACCGATGCGTCAATGGACGACATGTTCAAAATAGTAAAAGAGGCCGATGAAGCAGGCGAACCGATCAAATGCATGGCCTATGATATGACTGATATTAAGGAGTTCTTCAACCACATTTCTCCGACTATGCGTGCCGCTATACCGGAGGGATTTCCCAAGAACGTAGTCGGGTGGTACAAAAACCCCGAGCTCACAGAAGGAAAATTATTTGCCGACCTCTGCGTAAGCGAAGATGCAGAGTGGATGAAAAAAAGCTTGATGTCCGCATGGAAGTTCAAGATCAAAAAACCGTTCGGCCTTTCCATAGACGGCAAAGGAGAGCTGGAAGAGGGAACCAAGAACGGGAAAAAGGTCTGGTACGTCCAGCATGTAACGAGCCTTGCCGAAGTGACCGTAGTAACGCACCCCAGCGCGGGGGGCGAAATCATAGAACCAGTTGAGAGTAAACGCTTTTTTTCTTTAGTAGAATCATTTTTCTTTGGGAGCAGTAGCATGAATGCATGGAGACTTATTGAGGCGATCCTCGTGGCAATGATCACGGGCGTCACAGAAGGCATGACTTTCGAGGGCGTGTCCGATGAGGACAGGGCCAAGACCATCCTGGCGGCCGCCGCCAAAACGGATGACCGTTTCAAACTGGAACTGAATGAAGAGAACAAAGAATCTGTTCTCGTGAAACTTCAGGGACTTCAGGAAGAGGACAGAGACAAGGATCGAGAAGCCCGGCTCAAAGCGATGTTCGCTGAAGCCACGGGTGGCGCGAATAAACCGGCAGACGATGGTACGATAAACGCGCCGAATCTGCCGGAAAAGATCAAGGACATCACCGGGCAGGAAGGCGGCCTGGTTATTGAAGGCGTGGACGTTCTTGCCCGGCTGCAGGAAATGCAGCTCCGCGATGTCAAGAACGAAGTGGACCGTCTGCTCCGTGAAAGCCGCCTGCCTCTGGAAGCCAAGAATCTCGTGCGTGAAAAGTACGAGGGGGCGAGCGAATTTGAGGAAAAGGATGTGCGTGAATGCATCCTCAAATTCGAGAAGGTCTACGGGGACGTGATTCCCGCCGGCATCGCCGAGGGCGACCGCCCGGCCAATGTCCCCGGGGAGCTGATCCCGATGCAGGTGACCGAGGACGAGCGGACCAAGAAGGTTGAGCATTTCCAGAACGTGTTCGATATCGTTTGCGAAGTGCCGATCGTTACCGGCGAGGGCGACCTCCGCGAGGAGAGCCTGCGGCCGATCCGCGAAAGCGGGTTCCGGGGGATCCGGGATCTGTATGAAAGGTTCACGGGCGACCTCGAAGTGACCGGGCAGCCGCGTACCATGTACGGACGGAGCCTGCTTCACGAGGCCATTTCGGTCTCGGACTTTGCCACCATGCTGGGGAATTCCATGACCAAGCATATGGTAATGGAATATGATTCCGGCGATCCGCTGTGGAAAAAAATTGTGAAGGTCCGCCCGATCAATGACTTCAAGCAGCAGGACTTCATCCAGATGGGAGAATTCGAGAATCTGGATACCGTGGCTGAAAATGCCGCGTATACGGAGTTCGATACTCCGACGGAAGAGACGGGGAACTATTCTCCGACGAAGCGCGGGAACTATATCGGTATCAGCCGCGAGGCCATCATAAGCGATGACCTTCGGAAGTTCACCACGCTGACCACGCGGATGGGGCGTGCGGCAAACCGCACCCTCAATTATTTCGTGTTCGACCTTATGATGAGCTACACGAGCGCCATCAACGACACGGATATCTATGACGGCACCGCCCTGTATACGGGTGCGCACGGCAACGGCGGAAGCTCGGCGCTTTCAAATACCACGTTCCGCGCCGGACGGGTTGCCATGTGGGGCCAGCAGGATCTGGACACTCACGACGTGTTCGGGATCACGCCCAAGTATCTGGTTGTGCCGATCGACCTGGAAGCTGCTGCTGAAGTTATTCTCAAGACCAAGTTTATCCCGGGCTCTGAGCATAACGACATCAATACGGAGTACAATAAGGCTGAAATCCTTCTGTGCCCCTATCTGCGCAGCGACACAAACAACTGGTATCTGGTTGCGGATCCCCGCAAATGGGATACCATTGAACTGGGCTTTGTCCAGGGCAAGCAGAAACCGCAGCTGCTGACAGCGGACGCTCCGACCGTCGGGGCGATGTTTACCAATGACCAGATTCGGTATCGGGCTCGCCATGAATACGGCGGAGCGGTAACTGATTACCGGACTTTCTATGGGGCTCTTGTTTAGGCTCCGCTTTTTTTCCCACCCACACCGGTAGGGTGTTTTTGAGCAGAGCATAGGGCGGGAGAGGACGCGGCAAGCCTCTTCCGTCCGCCTTTTTTTAAACAAAGCAGGAGACAAACCATGACAGTACGCAGCACCCCAGGCAGACCGTTCAGCGGACTGGTTGCGCTCACGCCGACCAAAGTCGAGAGCGGAGACTGGATACCCGTCGAAGGAATTGACGACATTACATTCTGGTTTAAACTCGAGAGCGCGGTCGATAATGAGATCACATTCACGGTAGAAGCCGTGGCGACTCTTAAAGAAAACGACATGGGCAGCCCCAAGCTGTTGACCACCATCGCGGGTAGCGCC